TGAGCTTGGCAAATTGCCGCCGCAAGCTATAGACATTGAGGAAGCCGTAATAGGTGCAATGATGGTTGATTCAGTTTGCATAGATGATATCGCTGAAATTCTGACCCCGGAGGTCTTTTACAAATCAGCGCACCAGATAATTTTTTCAGCCGCACTTGGGCTGTATAAGAAAAACCAGTATACCGACATTTTAAGTGTGACTAACAGGTTGCAGGATACGGGAGAACTTGAAATAGTTGGAGGCCCAACTGTACTACTGAGACTTACCTCTAAAGTTGTTACTACGGCACAGGCTGTTCAGCATTCGTATATTTTAAAGGCTGCATACATACAGCGGGAGATGATACGGATAGGTCACGAGCTTGTGCAGCGAGGGTATGATCCGACACTTGACCCGTCAGACCTTTTGGAGTATGCTGAAAAAGAGTTGTACCAACTCGGTGACACCGCAAACCACAAGGAGGCCGTTTCAATATCTGCCCTTTTAAACAGGTTATCAACACTCATAGAAAAGAGGGAGAAAACAAAAAGCGATTTACTCGGGGTTCCTTCCGGTATTATGCCGCTTGACCGTATTACTATGGGATGGCAGCCGGGCGATCTGATAATTATTGCAGCAAGGCCCTCAATGGGGAAAAGCGCATTGGCCGTTCAGTTTGCCCGGTTTGCCTCTCAGTATAATCACCCGGCGTTGGTATTTTCACTTGAAATGACCGACCTGCAGCTCGGGGAACGGTTCTTAAGCAGCGAGTCAGGCCACGACAGCTATGATTTAAAGAGAGGGCGAAATGTGCAGTGGGAGAAAATCGAGAGGGTAATAAGCAATAACAAAAACACCCCTCTATGGATAGATGACTCAGCCCATGTTTCAATATACGAGTTCCGGAGCAAGGTAAGACGGGCAAAGAAGAGGCATAAAATAGAGCTGGTAATTTGTGACTATTTAAACCTTTTTTCAGGGGATGAGGATAAGCAGAACATGAGCGAAAAATATGGCTCTATATCCAAAATGTTCAAACAGGTTGCAAAGGAATGTAAGGTTGCAGTCATAGCACTGGCACAGCTCAACAGGTCTCCCGAAATGAGATTAAACGCCTTCCCTAAATTATCAGACTTAAGGAACTCGGGAGAGATAGAGCAGGATGCGGATATCGTAATATTCCCAGTTCAATACAGGAGAATAGGGATGATGACAGACGAGAACGACAGGGATTTATCAGGGCTTGCCCGGATAGATATAGCCAAGAACAGAAACGGAGTGACTGATTTTATAGAGGTTGAGGTATCACCTGACAGCATGATCTGGAAAGAAATAGAGAGGGAGTCCGTGAGCATAGACGATTTTACAGAACCGAATAGAGAAAAGAATAACCAATTACCATTTTAAATGAAAAAGTTTGACAGGTACATAGGAATTGACCCAGGGAGCAATGGAGGAATAGCACAAATAGGATCAGACAGTCCTTTAACAGCAGTAAAGATGCCTTCCAATGTAGATGATATGCATTCATATTTCACATATTTGAAAGACATCTCAGAAAATCCGGTTGCCTGTGTTGAGCGGGTGAGTCTATGGAAGTCAGATGCAAATGACGGGCGGCAGTTTGGTATAGAGAAGCTGACCCGGAACCTTAATCAAATAACCACGGTATTGCGGATAGTTAAAATACCCTTTATCCAGGTTTATCCAGTTCAGTGGATGAGTTATTTAAGCATACGGGAAAAGGGGGAAAGCAAAGAAGAGAGAAAGCGGAGATTTAAAACCATTGCACAGACCCGGTTCCCGAATATTACTGTAAGCCTGAATACCGCCGATGCTATACTGCTAATGCAGTTTATAGCGTTCAAGTGCCAGAGGGAGCCGGAATGGATATTAAGTAAATTACCCGAGTCAGTAGTTAAAAGTCTTGATTTATGAAGGAAACAACAATTTTCGGAACAATAACTCCCGATGGAACAGGGATGAAAGCGGTATTATCAAAGGAATACAAAGCCCTTTTAAAGATGAACGCCGGGCAAAGAATATTTATCAACATAACGGTATTTCCGGAGAGCGGCACTGAGCTGCAAAAGGGTTACTGGCGCAAGGTCGTACTTCCAAAAGCTCAGGAAGGGTTCCGGGAGACAGGGGATGATATGACCCTCGATGAAACGCACTGGCGATTGAGGGAGCTTTGTCCGGAAACCTCGGGGGTAAGCATAGAAGACGAGTTAACGAAGGACCAGCTTAGGGGATTGATAGAATGGACAATAAGGCTATGTGCAAAAGAGTTTAATATTATAGTGCCTGAGCCTCGATAACTATTGTTGCACGCAATACAACTATAGTATATATTTACAATAAAAACAAAATGCGAATAATAAAACTTACACAGGGAGCTGAAGCAATAGTTGACGATAAAGATTATGAATGGTTGTCGAAATGGAAGTGGAGATTATTTAAATCAAGAAATCAGAGATACGCCATAAGAATTGACAAGAAAAAACAAATATCAATGCATAATGTAATTATGAATCCCCAAAAAGGATTAGAGATTGATCATATAGATAATAATGGCCTTAATAATCAAAGAATCAATCTTAGAATATGTACACACAGTCAAAATTTAATGAACCAAAACAAGCAAAGAGGAAGAAAATATAAGGGGGTGTCAAAATTCAGGGAAGGATACAGATCATATCTAAAATATGAAGGCCGATTTATAAGTTTGGGGGTTTATAAAACAGAAAAAGAGGCCGCTAAGGCATATGATAAAGGAGCAATTAAATATTTTGGCGATTTTGCCAACACAAACTTTAAAAACAAAAACCGTGAATGGATGTACAAGAAACCAATTTGAGCTGCAGAAGATAAAGATTCTGAAAGGCGGCTCCGGAGTCAGCATCAACTTCAACGTAAAAAGAGACGATGCCGGCTCGAGTGTGACTGATCGTTACAACAAAGAAACGACCACCTTCCCTCACCCTGATTTGCTGAACGTAGTGGAGAGTCTTAAGGACTTACTGGTACGGGCAGTTGGAAAGGAAACAATCAGGAGCGAGCGCATTATTGCCGGGTTCAAGAGCAACTTCAAAAAAGAGGAAAGCTATCAGGAACTCGAGAATGCCATAGATGAACATTACAAAGGAGAGATGACAAAGATTACCGTTACCGGGGTGGCCATATCAGGATATGAGTCAAACAAAGGTGCGATAATTACCGGAACTTACCTTTGCAAAAACGGCTCAAAAATAGCAATCAACTCCCCCCGGATAAGATTTGAGGGCGAGTCCTTTGGATTTGAGCAGTCGGTAATGGAGATATGTCAGGTAATTGAGGAAGAGTCCTACCTGTACACCTTTGAAGGGAAACAGGCACAGCAGGAAATTTTATTTGACGAATAGTGCAGCCACACGTTAAAATATACTTGCGATATTTTGAGTATGGAGAACAGGATTTTATACCATGCGAAATTTGCCAGTCCCGGAGTTGCGATATCCACCACATTAATGGCCGGGGCAAGGGCAAAGATGTTATAGAAAACCTGATGGCACTATGTAGAAAGCACCACGAAGATTGCCACAATGAGGTAATCACAAAAGAGGAAGTAAAAAATATACACCAAAAATTCATACAGCGATGTTAATTACAGAAGCAGAATTAAAAGGGGTTACGGAACTGAAAACAGGCATACGGCTCGTTTTCGCCATACCGATAGAAAAGCTCACGGAAAATGAGATACTGGTAATAAAGCAGATGAACTCCGAAGCCGGGTGGTTGACCTTTACCCGGGATAAGCTCAAAACGGAGATTGAGGCGGTAATGAAAGATCGCAAAATAGGGGCTGATTATGACAAGCGGAGCAAGTCTGAACAGATGCGAGGTATTCTGTACGAATACTGGATGGCAGGGAACCCGGCAGCCAAAAGTTTCGAGGACTTTTACAATGAGAAGATGGAGGGATATATCCAGAAGCTTAAAAGCATAGTCGGCCAGATAGAGGCTGACAAGTTAGATGAATATTATAACCAAAAATGAGGAAAGATGATTAACAAAGTGATTCTAATTGGACGTGCCGGGAAAGACCCGGATTTACACACGACACAGACGGGCAAAAGTGTGACAAGGTTTTCGCTTGCCACATGGGAGAACTACAAAGACGAAACCTCAGAGACGGGGTGGAGACAGGTAACAGAGTGGCACAATGTTGTAGTATGGAACAAATCGGCAGAGACTGTGAGTAAAACAGTTTCAAAAGGGGGATTGGTATATGTCGAAGGGGCGATACATACACGCAGCTATGAAGACAAAGAGGGCAACACCAAGTACATTACAGAGGTGGTCGGATTTGCCAAGAGCTTAACCCCAAGAGAGAAGAAAGAGGACAAGCCGAAAAGCGAACCCCGGGCGACGAAGCCAGCCCCGGATGACAGTATGCCACCGGAGGATTTTGATGATTTACCGTTTTAATTAAACGCTATGGAAGACAGACAGAAACTCGAGAAAGAACTCGAAACAGGTATTGAGAGCCTGAAAAGATTAGTTGAGAGAGGTGCCTCACAGAACATGATTACTTTTCAGGGTAAGATCATTCACGGCACGTTGGAAGACCTACTGATAAACATTTGCGGAAGCTCCAAAAAAGAGGATTCAAATAAGTTTTTGGACCTGTTAAAAGATGACGAGAATGGCTGAGCAGATGTTGTTTGAATTGAAGCCCGGAGACAGGTTTTACTTTATAGGCGACCCGAAGAAAGTTGTCCGGGAGATACAGGAAGTGGTAATGAGAAAACGGGGCGTGAGGGTGCAATATGTGATCTACACTGATTACAAAGAGGGGCACCAAAATCGCCCGGTTGTTTTTTAAGAAACTTAAAAAATTCTAATTGAAAATGAAAGATTTTTACAACACCAACAGAGAGAGGATGCCGGAACTGGCAGAATCAAGGAAACAGGCGCATACACAACAGCGCAAGATACTGGCATTTTGCCGGATAAATAAGGGGGAGGCTTACACGCCTTTTGAGATACAACAGGCCGTGTTTACCGAGGCCACCCCGATAACCTCAATCCGGAGAGCGATAACAAACCTTACGGAAATGGAGTACCTACAAAAGACCGAGACTATGAAGCGGGGCAGGTACGGAAAAGCAAACCATTGTTGGACATACAAACCTAAGTCCTAAATGAGAAGGGGGAGTATTGACCGGGCGTTCTTTCAATACACATATTACACAGATAGGTCAAGCTCCCCTTTTATAACTATCCCTGATAATAGGCCAATCGGAGGCCGTCAGGCAAAGCGGCAAGTAAAGGAATACCGAGATACCAAGACAAAGAGAAAATGCCGGAGAATCAAAATTTGATAAAAATAAGCAACGGGGAATTTACACATGGAAGTTTATTTTCAGGTATTGGAGGGGCAGACTTGGCGGCTCAGTGGATGGGCTGGGAGAATGTTTTTTCATGCGAGATTAATCCTTTTGGAAGAAAGATATTAGAATATTATTGGCCTAATGCAGTACATTATGAAGACATCAATAAAACAGACTTCACTATTTGGAGAGGAAGAGTTGACATCATCACGGGCGGCTTCCCATGTCAGCCATTCTCTCTCGCCGGAAAAAGAAAAGGCACAGAAGATGATCGCCATCTCTGGCCACGAATGCTTGAGGTCATTAAAGATGTTCAACCGACCTGGATTGTGGGCGAAAACGTTTTTGGAATTGTTGGTTGGGATGGGGGCGTGGTATTCGAGCAGGTCTGCCTTGACTTGGAAGCTGCGGGGTACGAAGTACAACCGGTTATACTTCCAGCTGTTGCCGTCAACGCTCCCCACAGAAGAGGCAGGGTGTGGTTTGTTGCAAGAAGGGCTCCTTCTAACTCCAACGGCATCGGAGGCAGTACAAGACATCAATCAGTTTCAGGAGCGAATGAAGAAGTATCCCAACGGAACGAAGATGCCAAATTTAGCAACTCAGATACAGGGACTGCTCCCTACACCAGCAAGCAGGGATTACAAAGGGGCCAGAACAGAGGAATCATTAGAGGCAGCGGGGAGAAACAAAACAAACAACCTTCCAGATGCGTTCAGTCAATCTGGGACAACTTCCCAGCTCAATCCCCTGTTTGTGGGCGAGATGATGGGATACCCAGACAACTGGACTCTATTACCTTTTCTAAATGGAGAAACGAATCAATAAAAGGGTTCGGCAATGCCTGGGTTCCGCAGGTTGCTTATGAGATCTTTAAAGCAATTGAAAATATCAGACATGAAACTGAAAGCCAAATATAAACGGAATACAGCCCCGGACATATACCGGGAGTTCACGGTAATAAATATCAGGTTTACCGAGACAACACAGGTAAAAGCCCTTGATTTGGTTTTGTTCAACTTGAATATTAAAATGATAAAAGATAAGCCACAATGAACGAGGAATATAATCACGCAGGCTGTCAGCGGTTCGCCCGGATAATAGCGATAACAGTGCTGCTGATTGTGGCGGCTATTGTTATACTATGTGTTGGGGAATCAATTTAATGTACTATAACGGATGGCGGTATGGCATAGTTATTTTTTCTATCACAAAACTAAATTAAAAGATATGGCTTACGATATTTATGGACAAAACTTAGCGAGCGGACACTGCGAGGTGCATCCGTGGGTGGGTGAAACTTACCCATGCAGTTTATGTTATGCAGAAAGCAAACCCAAACACGACCCAAGACAAAAAGAGTACGAACGTGCGGAGGCTGAACACTACGCTGAAATGGAGCGAGCGCACTACGAAGAACTGGCAAGAAAAAATAATTTGCTATACCGCATGTTATGCTATGGGGCACTTGTAGTAAGCAAATTAAATGAACGAGTACAAAAATATAAAGAGAAAATGTTAAGCAGAGTGGCGCAAAAGTGCCATTGAGCATAACGTTCTCGCAGCTATGAAAAGTAGCGGAATACAAAGCACTAACTATCGGATAAGAATAAAGTAAAATTGAAACACGAACTTTAATATTAACACAAAAAACCCGCTATTTTTATAGGTGCTGTTATGCATCTGGTGGCGGATTAAAAATGAGAATATGAAAAACAAAGCAGATTATAGTAAATACGAATGCCCTTACTCGCATTTGGAAAAAGAAAGCGGACATGAATTACATGGCCCTGAAGGTTATGAAGATTGCTATGGTGTTTGGTGTGCTTGCGGATTTAGAGCACCTGTTTTTTATTTAGAGCCTGATGAATTAGGACTAAAGTTGAAAAAAGGAACGGATGTAGCCACTTGTGCATAACGGCCCCGCAACATGAATAGTTGGCTTTTGCTGACATTCCGAGTTGCACCGCCGTATCTGCCAATTATTTATGTTGCGTGTTATGTACCTGGCGCATTTTCAGGCACTTACCACGCTACGAAGCAAGGTAATTTTATTATTTTTTAGGGTGGGCTATTTAGATTCATTTCAAATTAACACTAAATACAAAAATAAATGAATTATTTTGTACAAACATAGTTCAAATACCAAATATTATACTTATATTTGTATCAACAAGGAAGCAATAAAGCAACCTTCTGAAAAACAAAACAAAATGAAAAATTCAGTAACAAAAAAAGAAATCGCAGAACAAGTAGTATTAGTTCAAACAGGCTTAGGAAAAGAAATTGGCACGTACCAAATTGATATTAACGGTTTGAGTATTTGCAACTGGCAAAGCAAACACCATGCAGCCGTTGTTTCTTTTCCAGAAGGAAATCACGATACAGCATTAACGACATACGAAAAAGAAGGCGTTATGCTTACAGCTACCACAAAAAAGGAATTTGTAGATGCAGTTTATTATATACAGAACAAATAATCATGTTCTGGTATCTAAAAAAAACAATAAATACTGCCGAAATATTCGGCAGTATTTCCTCTATTCTTAAACATGAGAATATTGAAAATACTACTTATAATTCAAAGCTGTACGAATGTTTCAGCCGCAAGAAACTTGATATTTTTGAAGATGAAACGTACAGGATTGAACGAAAAGAACCGATAACCGCAGCCCGGAAATCCAAAGCGCGGGTCGCGCAGGCAAAAAATAATGAAATTACTCCCACTAACATTGATTAAATGTACCGGCTTGCGCTTGTACATAACGTGATGGTGCTATGAGCAGTAGCGGATTAATAACAGCAAAAATTAAAAATTATGACAGAATTAAATAATACACCCAAACTTGAAGCAAGCACGGACACCGC